CTATATCCTGTTGTTTTTTGCGGCGGGTCATGCGTTTAAATTTATCTACAACCCCTTGACTAAAGTGACGGATTTGGTGGTCCGTACTCGTTTTTTTAAGAAAATTATTAATGTGAAACATATCTTCTAGTTTCATTCCATAAACTCGGGCTTGGGTAACGGTATACGCACCTCGGGGAGGTACATATCTACTTTAACACAATTTTTATGGCCCACAATAGGATCATTTTGCTGTCCTAATATTTTTGCGTAATGTTCGCATTGGCCAAAGTCCTCAAAATAAATACGGTGCATGGCCCGTTGATCGCTCTCGATATCGGGTACGGTTATAAGGTACAAAATAAAATAAACAATATCAGGCGTCATCGTTTAACCCCCTGTAATCCACGATATAACTATGTTCAACGGGCTCACCGTCGCGAGGTACGCGAAACCGAATATTAACTTGAGTGTAATCCCGATATTCTGTTTCGCGAAAATTCCACTTTGGTAACGGGCATTTTTCTAACCATAAATCAAATTTCGTGCGCGTAGTATGTTTGTTTTTTTCGGTGAGTTCATACCGCGAAATCATGTCAAGTAACTCGTTTGCAAAATCTTGTCTACCTGTAATGACGCCCTCATTATAAACTTCCATATGACTACTATCGTCATACAAGCCTAATCTAGGCACAGAGTGTTCCTTAATTTCTCTTTTAAGGCGTATTTTTATTTTATTTAGTATATCTTTTTTTGTCATATCTTTCTCCTGTAATATATTAATATATATAATTTATCCCATATTATAGACAAATTTTTTTTAGTCAAGGCTTGGGATCAAGCTTTTCTTTCAGCTTATTGTAAATTTGCCAGATGATTTTTAATTGACCGCTGATAGTTCGTCCGCGATCCGCGCTTGTCCGCTTGATTTCCTCGTACACTTCCTTGGGAACGAGGACCGATTTCCATTTTTCTGTGTCCATATGAAGTCCTTGTATAGTATCTTACAGGACTATATAAGATTATATGTAAAGATGCAAGAAAAAAAGCCCTCAGATGAACCAGATCTGAGGGCCGTGAGGTTAGTTTTAGAGCTTCGTTGGCAGATTTGACTTCCCGAAAGCAGTTTTTCTTCGACCAAACCTAGTTCTTACCGCTCCACTCTTTAATTTTGGCATCCAATAAGTGTTCAAACCGTGTCCTCTCAATACACACTTTAGCAAGCAGTCACTTTTTTTACGAAATACATCGCTTACGATCATTGGGTAGGTCCCAACTAGCTCTCGATCACAGAGCGCTTTTGCCGCTTCCAAAGACCTTGAACACGTGGTCAACACACTTTGTTACATCGCGCTAAGTCTGCCTTGATGTACTTCCATGGTTTTAATGGGCGATCAGTATTATCTAAAATAATAGCTTATAAGATATTGTCAAGCCCAAAAATTAAAAAAAAATAAAAAAAGCCCCGCCAAGCGGGGCTAGGTGGGAGGAAAGAACCGAAAAAGTGTTAGCAGTAAAAAATTATTTGGCAGTTCCCCAGTCGGGGCCGACCTCAATATCACACTTGCTCGGTATCTCTAAGTCTACCGCAGTTTCCATCATCTGCGAAATAGTTTCTGCATCTTTTATGTCTTTAACCGACATAGCTATCTCATCGTGGATCTGTATCAGCGGTATACGGCCTGTTTTATATATGTCAACCATAGCTTTTTTGGTCATATCCGCCGCTGATGCTTGAATTAATCTATTCAGGGCCTTGTAGGTATATGCACGCTTCAGGCGTGTGGTATCGCCATACTCTTGCACCGCTTCGCGATACGGGAGCGCTTTGTTCATTTCGAATGTATCGGGCTCCCATAGATCAAACCGACATTTGCGTCCTAACAGGGACCGAATAGAACCACTACTACTTTTATCATTCAGTCTGTTTTGCACGCCTGTCATCAGCATCTTAACAAACGGTACCCGTGTGTGATACTGACGGACCAAGTCCTTGGCTTCGTCAAGCGTGATATCCAGTTGGTCAGACATTTTACCGACCCCCATACCGTACATCAGGCCCAAGTTTATGGTCTTTGCTTGCTTTCGTGGTATCTGTGCCATTTCTGCAACCATTGTATGAAAGTCCATGTCGGGATTGTTCCGATAGCCGTGGACAAATTCTTCTACACCATCCAAAGTGAGCCCTTTGCTTTTGCCATACACATATGCATAGTGAACCAAGATGCGTGGTTCCTGTTGCGAGAAGTCAATCGCGGCCCATTTTTCGCCCTCTTCGGGGAGGAACAGAGAGCGAATCATAGGACCAAGCTCGGGATCACGAGCGGGAATCTGCTGTAGGTTCGGGTTATTCATAGATATACGTCCTGATACAGTACCGCCGTCGTCGGATCGTATTTGATTTATATGGCTGTGTATACGTCCATCAGAGTGACAATGTTTCATAATTGTATTGATAAAGGTCCCCGAGGTCTTGTTTAGGTTACGGGCTTGGACAATCAACTGCGGAAGTTCGTGTGTATGATCGCTCAGGAATTGTTTCGTAAACGATGGTGCGCCCTTGTCGGTCCGTGGGTATTCGATGCTGAGAGCCTCAAATGCTTTCGCTATGGAGGCGGCGGCCCATATTTCGATGTCATGCCCCACAAGTTTCTTAATGTGGCTCAGTACGTCTTTCTCGCGCTTGAGTAGCGAGTTGCGTGTGCGCTCGACCTTGTCCTGATCGACCCGTACTCCGCGCCATGTCATGTCAATAAGGCACGGCAGTAGATCGAGCTCAAGATTAGCGATGGGCCATAGGTCTTCTTTACCTAATTGTCCCGACAGATAGTTCCAGAGTTCAAGTGTAAGCTCGGCGTCCCCCTCAGCATACGGTCCCACATACATTGCAGGCATCTTCCAAAGCTCGCCTTTTGGGTCCAGACCAAAGCTACGAGCCGCTTCTACCAGATTTTTCTCGGATTTTACCTTGCCAAGGTGATCGTAGGCCAGAGCATTCAGACTATAACTGAAACGGTTTTCGTCCAACAGAGCCGCGATAAGCATAGTATCGATAATCCGACCGTTGAGCGTGAAGCCCATGCGCCGTATCCACCCCGCATCATACTGGGCATTGTGCATAATTTTATCAGCGGGGCTCTCGAATACTTTCTGTAGCCACTTGTTTACTATACGCTCATCCAGATTACCGCCATATTTGTGACGGATCGGTATGTAGCCTGACCAATCGCTGACGGCAATGGCATAGCCAACAACCTCGCCATCTCCTGTAGCCCATCCCGCCCCGAGTGTTTTGATATTTGGATCGCGTGTTTCAACATCTATGGCTATTTGTTTGGCCTCAAAAATGTTGGGAAGCTCGGATGGCGGTAGCCATTCCGACTTCGGCGTATCAAACGCTAACTGCAAAGACATTATTTTTCTCCTCCAAGAGCGCCGTAGCCGCAGATATCAAGCCAACTATCCTCATGGTCTGGTGTTTCTATCAGGCGGGACAGCTTGACCGCTATCATACATTGGTACACTTGCTCGACCGTGACCTCTTTATTGAGCAAGACCGACCATAGCATAGCTATGCGTTGGTGATTCTTGTGGGCATCGCCGTAATCCTTGGCCCGTGGGCCGTTAATCATCTTCTCGGCTTTGTCTAGTATTTGCTTCCTGTTCATATGCTGTAACTCCTCAATGCGTCTTCTGGCTCGATTAAATATAAGTTTTTTTTAGTTCGTGTCACACCGACGTAGAATACGCGGTGCAGTTCGTCAGGGTCCTGTTCTGCTGCTTTGGATGCGGCGGGGGACACATCAGTAAATAGCACAACGTTTTCCGCTTCACCACCCTTTGATCCGTGGATCGTGGATAGTGTTATACGGGGCGTGCCATTAAACTTCTCTCCGCGACGGAGTAGAGCGGTGATGTAGGCTCTTTCGCTGTCGGGTATCTTATCCATAGCGTCGTGCCATATCATATCGATAGTGGCAAACAGGCCATGATCGCGCTGTAGCGCTTCCAATGTTACGGTTTCATCGTCCATAAGATGCGGTATTTTTTTAAAACCGCGCTTTACACGATTGCCGACAGACATATAGTTGTAGATTATACGGGCAACGGGAGCGGTTATCTCCCGTCCTTTACGCATTTGTTCCCACCCATTCACCGCTTCGCTTAACTTTTGTGATATGGATCGGTGACTGTGGTAGGCAAACAGATGGCCACGACTTCTTAGGTTATCGATAAGACTATGTAAAAAATAGTTAGCTTGGGCAAGTATAAGCCATGTGCCCTCGGATAGGTCTATTTCTGATACGTCATTGATACGTTTTACTAATCCATCTTCTTGTCGGGGCAGATAGGTTTTTGGCACACGCTTGTGTATGCGTTTAGATATACGCGATGCCAAAGGATGTATGTTCTGCGGTACGCGGTAGGACTGCTCAAGCACCTCGTACCCCCCATTAAGTCCTATAAAGTGCTCGACATCAGCCCCCGCCCACTTGTATATAGCTTGGTCATCGTCTCCCGCACAGTAAATTTTATCAGAATATTTCTCTATTATGTGCGCAACGTCCCATTGTAATGGGGCCAAGTCCTGTGCTTCGTCTATAAAACTGACACTTAGGTTCGGACAGAACTTTGAGCTCTCGTTTACAAATATTTCTAGCATATCGGTAAAATCATACACCTTTAGTCTGCTTTTGTAACTTTGTAAGGACCGTGCGACGTAAGACAGGGTCATCCAGTCTATATTGATGATGGTTTGATTATATTGTTTGCGTAACGGTATTTTTTTTAGCCGTGCCAGATTTATTATACTGAGATACGGATCAGCGTTAGCGCTCGCATCAAAGATATTATCATCGCCGTTTACGTTATCAGGCATAAGTTTTATACCAATCGTATCGGATAGTTCTTTGTAGTGTTCGCTTTGCATAACTTGTTCGGCCCGAATACCTGACAAGCGCAAAGCAAAACTATGTAGCGTGCGAAACCATGGTAGTTGCGTTTCATCCAAACCAAAGCGCTGACACGCACGTTCTACTGCTT